GATTCAACTCTGATAGTCTTATCCCTGTATTGGTCAATGCAATCAAAGAACTCACTGCTCGTCTTGAGCTTTTGGAAGGAAAATAAAATGAATGAAATCACACCAGCACAACGATATACATCAACTATGGACTCAGTAAACCTAATTAATGGTGTTAAGCCTGCGATGATGACTGATGTGGAATGGGCAGATTGTATCAAAAGAAACAAAGAACACATTGAAATTATGTTGGCTAAAGATTTCTGGACAACTGAAGATTTAACACCTTTTAAGGAAGCTGTAAAATGATTACAAACACTTGGAACATCACAGCACTAAATTGCAACCCTGATGTAAATGGTATGCTTGATTACGTTGTAACAGCGCATTGGACACTAGCAGCTACAGACGGTACTTACACAGGTTCAGTCTACGGCACAGCATCTTTTGAGGTTGATGAAACTAAACCAAACTACACACCATTTGCTGACTTAACTTTAGATGAAGTAATTGCTTGGACCAAAGCATCATTGGGTGAAGAACAAGTAGCAGCTTATGAAGCAAACGTAGCAAGTCAAATTGAAGCTCAAATAAATCCAACAATCGTAACACCACCTCTACCTTGGATTGTATAAAAATGATTGATTTAAACTTAACAGTACAAGAAATAAACTTAATCCTACAAGCATTAGGTCAAGCACCTTATATTCAGGTAGCTGAACTTGTAGAAAAAATAAAAGCACAAGCTGTGCCTCAAGTTGAGGCTTTGCCAAAAGAAGAAACTCCAGAATGAACACCCTCTTTAAACCCACTGATGAGCAGTTGCTAGGCTGATGTATGGTATATCTGCTTTCGCTCAGTCACCTTATGCCTCTTTAGGTGGTGGGTTTTATGATATTATTGTAAACGAAACTCAAACTTTAACAAATGCCCAATCTGTACTCGCGGCAGTTATATCGCACAAAACGAAACTCAAACTTTAACAGACACTGAAGTTGGCGGGTTCCAATACATAGTAAGTGCTATAGAGCCCCAAATACTAACCGATACTAATGTTTCACAGTTTGCTTTCTTAGGTGCAACTTCTGATGTATTGGTCATAACAACTGTTGAAACGGTATTAGCACACTGTATATATGGAATGTAATTAGCATTATAGTTAGTACACAGGCATTCATATCAACAAAATCAAAGAAGTTGGAAAGAGCCGTTATAAGAACTTAAAAGTTGATTACAAAAAAGATGGGCAAATTAATTTACCCATCGTATTAAATCAAATTTTAGTTGTCGATTTGGATTTGTAGAGTGTTAGCTGAGAAAGTTGGAGCAGCATCACCAGAGTTTATAGTTTTTGCTTGTGTTAGCTGTCCATAAAATAATGTATTTCCTGTTCCTACAGTTGCAGTATCAAGAAGTACGAAAGAATTAGCAATTCCCCAGTTTCCTGTAGGCGCAGGAAATGTTATTGCAACATTATTTGAAACAGTACCATTTGAACCCACAGAAGCAACACCTTGAGCATAATTTGTTCCCATCCAACTATTTAAATTTGATGTTAATTGTACTCTTGCATAACTGCCTGTCGCTGCAAATTCAGTAATATTCGCGCCTGTGTTAGAATCTGTCACAGGTGTTGTTGTTAATGCAACCCAAATGTTGCTTATTGTTGGTAGCGGTTGTCCTCTAAAAATTGCGTCCACTACTTTGTTTTCTAAATAATCCGACATTGCAGCCATTTTGTAACTCCTAAATTAAAATTGATTTTATATGTATTTATACTATTTATAATATTATATTGCTTTATTAACTGCTATTGAGTTTCCTGATGCTATATCTACAATATTTAATCTACCGTATGGCCATGGAGATGTTACAGTAGTAAAAGCAGTATTTGAATTCGCAGTAGTAAGTGGAAGAGTTGCTAAATCCACCCAATGTGCTTGATCTGTAGACGCTTGGATTTTAACATTCGCAGTTCCACCAGTAGAAAATGCTTGCAATATAACACTAGGTGGATTTGTTGTTTTAAATGTAAACGGTTGTTGTGGTCCAGTTAATCCAGAACCAAAATTCGGTGTAATAGCAACAACTCTAGTACCATCATATTGTTGGTTAGAAAACGCAATTACTGCATTATTTCCAGATACTGATGCGACTGTATCAGCATATCTAGAATCATTATTTATGAAATATAATGTTAATGTATTATTCGCTAAAAGATATGGATTTGTGTCGAATACTATCGTAGTATTAGCAGCATAATATGTGCCACTTATGTTTCTAGAAATCTCAGTAATCATTATGTTGATCCTTAGTAAAAATGTTATGTATTTAATACTTATTTATAATAACTAAATAGTCTAAAATGTTAATAAATACAATAATTTTAAAGAGGCGATTTAATGACAACAGGTTATTATGAAATAGATTATACTCCTGGAATAACAATAAATTCCAATTTACAACTTGGAAGTAATGTCTCATTTAATTTAGATGGAACTTTTAATCTTGATGGTAATCCTGGATCATATGGTCATATATTGGTATCTATGGGAGCGAATGTTGCTCCAACATGGATGTCAATGTCCAGCAGTACATTAGCTAATAATTCGATTATATTAGGAACTTCTTCTCTTGTATTAGGAAGTACAATTCCAAGTCTTGTTGGTTTGACTAACTTGGGGATTGGGACGAGTAGTCCTCAAGGTAAATTTGATGTTCTTGGTGCAGACGATACCGCTGTTTATTTAAGAAATGCAACTGCAGCAATTAGATTTAGACCTTATATTCCGTCAGTTGGGTTTTCACAAATATCAGCAATGAATGGAGCTTTAAACACTTACGCTCAATTAAATATAGGTGGAAGTGTAACTGTATTGGAAACTGGAGGCGCAGAACGCATGCGCATCGACTCCAGCGGCAACGTGGGGATTGGGACTAGCAACCCATATAGTGCTGGTGGGTATGGAAATTTAACTCTTAATGGCACCACTGGAGGGATATTAAGTTTTAGAGCAAATAATACTACAGAAACGTTTAGGATACAGTCAACTACAGGGTCTACACAAATAGGCACTCAAACAGCATTGCCAATACAGGTAATGATAAATGCTTCTGAGGTTATGCGCATCGACTCCAGCGGCAACGTTGGGATTGGGACGAGTACAACCACAGCTGACAAACTTACAATTTCTGCAGGTTCAGGTGGAGGATTAACAGTAGATGCTTATTACCCGACAATTACTCTTTCAAATGGAGGCACCGCTTTATGTAAGATTTTAAGTGGCGTCCCAGGTGCTCCCGGATTAACTGTTAATTCCTCAAGAGAGGTGACCTTTAACACAGGAAGCTTGACATCACCAACAGGATTTGCGCAATTAGGACCTAATGGTGGGATAAACATTGGATACTCCGCCGTAAATATGTACAGTATTCCTGCCAACGGAGCTATTATTGCCGGCAACGTTGGTATTGGATACTCTAATCCAAGCGCATATGGAACTTTAGCTGTAAATGGTTCCGGATACTTTTCTGGAGCATTGACCTCAGCATCATTAACATTAGGGACTCCTCTTGGACTATCTTCTGGTGGTACAGGTGTAACAAATCTTCCTGATCTTAGAACTGAAATATATCCAGGATCACCAACTCCTGGTTATGTATTAACAACAGGCGGAGCAGGGTTTTTTTATTGGGCAGCACAAACAGGAGGTGGATCAACTCCTGGAACAACAATAAACTCGACTTCATCTGTCACCGCAGCAACAGCAAACCAAGTAGCATTTACAACTCCTACATATGTTCCTGGAGCAAATCAATTGCGTGTTTATATAAATGGTGTTAGGCAGTTTCCAACAGAATATGTTGAAACAAATAGCACTACTGTTACATTAAATAATGGTTGTGTTGCTGGTGCTAAAGTATTCTTACAAGTTGATGGATATATTAATAACCCATATACATCTAGTACGGTTTCTTTTGCTGCGCCTTTTTCTGGAATTTCTTCTGGACAAAATACTGTACAGCTTGCAATTCAAGATTTAGAAATAAGAAAAGCTACAATAGCAGATCCATCTTTTACTGGTACAGTTACTGCCAACAACACATCTTACACAGGTACGCTTACAGGCGGTACAGGCATACTGAACATAGGTTCAGGTCAGGTTTATAAAGATGCTTCAGGCAACGTGGGGATTGGTACGAGTAGTCCTTATCCAAACTCTCTTACTTTATCTGGAAATACGTATCCAGTAATGGGATCAGATGGTTCTTTTCTTGGTGGTGGTGTTTATTGGGATTCTGGATGGAAAAATACAGTAGCATCTCAAGGCGGTTGGGCAATAAGAAACACTAGTGGGGTATTTACTTTATATACTGGAACTAATGCTGGTATAGCGGGTAGTATTTCTGCTGATTTTGGCGAAAGACTTAGAGTAGATAATACTGGTAGGGTTACTATGCCTTATCAACCTGCTTTTAATGCCACCACTACCACCTCAAATGCCTCAGGAACAGACATTACTTATACTTCGGCAGTGTTTGATATTGGTAGTAATTTAAATTTAGGTACAGGGAGATTTACCGCACCTGTGGCGGGTACATATTTCTTTAGATATCATCAGTTGGCCAATTATGCAGCTGCTGGCGAATACAGAACTGCTATATATGTAAATGGAGCAGGATATGGTGGATTACGATTTATCACACAAAAGGCTGCGAATGTTTGGTGGACTTTAATTGCTGAAGGTCATGTAAAATTAGCCGTAAATGACTACGTTACAATAAGATTTGAATCAGGTCCAGGTGCTATGTACACTGATGATCGTTTTGCCAGTTTTACTGGTCACTTAATAGGATAATAATATGATATACACAATAGAGTACACAGAAGCAGAAAATATAGCAATGGGTTATGTTACAGCCTCAGTTGATGAATGGATACAAAATGCCGCGCATGAAAGAGCAAGAATTGCTATTGATGAGATAGTTAAAATTGCTGTAGAGAAGTTTCTTGAACAAGGCTCTACAATTCCTAGCAGTAAAGAAGAAATTGTTGTAGCGGCATTTACAAATAATTGGGTTCAAACTGTAGAGCAGAGAAATGCAAACTCAGTTATTGTACCAACTCCTGTTAATTAAATCACTCACAGCCAGATTGGAAGTTTTTGAAACTAAGTAAAACACAATTAATGGTGCCAATGATGTCCGTGCCCATATCCATACATCGGATATGATGGATAACTATAAATTCCATAATTATAATTTGGATAAGTATATCTTGGATACGAATATACAGGATATTGATAGCCTACAGAATAATTTGCTGGAACATATGCAGTACAACCTGTAAGAAATAAAACAACGAATAGATTAATTATTTTCATTCTGAATCCTCTGATTCTGTGTCAAGAAGTTCACACAAAGAATTAATGGTAATTTTGACTTTTGTATCAAAATCATCAGAAGTTGACTCTGCTATATTAATGCAAGTATTTAGTGTATCCCAATTGTCAATATGTATCATTGATAACATAATGTTAAATTCTCTATTATACATTGCTGATTCTGCAACAATACTTAATAATGCATCGGTTTCTAAAATACTTGATTTAAAATCTGTATCATCAGTTGAAATGTCTACAAATTCTCTATCTAAAAGAATCTGTCCTGAATAATCGGTATCTTTTGTGAACTACCATAACCCTAAAGGATTATGGCTTCTTGGGCTGATTCAATACCTTGAATCATATTTCCACAAGCGTTAATTTCCGTAGTTCCTACGGTATTGTAAAATTTTAACCCTTCATTTAAAATGTTAATTGAAGCATTTAAATCTCGATCTAATTTTAATCCACAAGAACATTCATATATTCTATCGGATAATGTTAAGTCTGATTTTATGTTACCACAACAAGAACATTTTTTACTTGAAGGTATCCATTGATTGATTTTTACAAATTCTTTACCTTGCTTTTTACACTGCCATTGTAAATCTTGATGAAATTGATACCAACTCACATCAGCAATGGATTTAGCAAGTTTATGATTTTTAATCATTCCTTGGATATTTAATGTTTCAACAGCAATCAAATCGTTATTCTTGACTATCGAATATGCGTTTTGTTTGCTAAAATCTTTTCTTTGGTTTTTTACTTTTAAATGTATTTTTGCTAATTTTTTTCTGGATTTTTCTCTATTAGAAGATCCTTTATTTTTTCTTGATAATGATTTTTGAGATTTTTTTATTTTCTTTTCAGCTTTACGGTAAAATTTTGGGTTATTGATTATTTCTGCATCAGATGTTATTGCAAATTCTTTTAAACCAACATCTATACCAATAACAGATTTTATTTCTGTTATAGGTTTTGAAAAATAATCATCAGAAATTTCTACCAAAATTGAAACGAAATAATTACCAATTTTATCTTTAGATAATGTTAAAGAACCTTTTTTGCCTAATAATTCTCTATGGAGTTTGATTTTTATACCAGATTTCATTTTAGGTAAAACTATACGATTACCTTCAAATTTAAATGAAGGGAATCTTATACCCGATTCATCAATCTTTTTTGATTTAAATTTCGGAAAACCTTTTCTATTTGTTTTACTTTTAAATGATGATTTTAAAGCTGTATCTAAATCTTGACATTTTTGTTGTAAACATTGCGAAGGAATTTCTTTTAACCAATTATAATCAACAGAATCTTTTAGTTCTGGTAACATATTATTCATATTATATTTAAATATGAAATTTTTTGTATCATTATACGATTCAATATTTTTAGACAACATGTAATTCCAGATAAATCTGGCTTGACCTAACCATTGGTTAAGTGTAGCTGATTGCTCTTTATTTGGATAAATTCTGTAATTTTGTCTAATAAACATTGTTTTACTAAAAGTTATTATATATACTATTATTTAGTAAAATCAAATTTTCGCTATGACAAACAAAACAGATTTAAATTATCATTTGATAATAGTAACAAAATATAGAAAACCAATTCTTAGACCTGATATAATGGAATATACAATTTCAATAATAGAACAAGAATTGAAGAAAATTCATTGTGAAATAATAGCAATCAATGGCGATGAAAAAAACCATATACATATATTACTCAAGATCAAACCTATGCAATCAATATCGTTGATTGTAAAAATTATTAAACAATATTCAACATATCATGTTTGGCAAAAATTTGGGGTTGACTTAAGACGAGATTATTGGTATAATAATATTTTATGGTCATCAGGATATTTTTGTTGTAGTATTGGAAATGCGTCAGAAGAAACAATCAAAAATTATATTGAAAACCAAGGAAATTGAACGGCAATTCATCCCTAAACCTAAAGGTATAGGGTTTTCTTGCCGAAAAGATATAAAAATGTATCGACCTAACCTACGATTTTCTAATTGCGCTCCAAATAGAAATGGAACAACTGTTACATAATCATTCGCCTCAAAAAACCGTTTGTTGTTTCTATTTTTTTGTATCAAATTTTTAATCTGTCCAAACATAATTTATTCCTCATTATTGAAATTAAATATAGTATAACTGATTTGAAAATTAAATACAAGCACTTTTTATAAATACTAAAAAACATAGGAATTTGTATGGTAACAAAAGAATTAATACAAAAAATAGCACCAAATGCTCCAGAAAATATAGTTGATATTTTAAATATTATGTTACCAAAATATGGTATAGATACAAAAGAAAGGATTGCTTGTTTTCTTGGTCAAACTGCACATGAGTCTGGAGGATTTACAAAATTTACAGAAAATCTTAATTATTCATCAGAAAGGTTGTGTGTGGTTTGGAAAAAAAGATTTCCAACTAAAGCATCTGCAGAACCTTATAATAGAAATCCTGAAAAGATTGCAAATAAAGTTTATTCAAATAGATTGGGAAATGGTAATGAAGCTTCTGGTGATGGGTGGTTATATCGTGGCAGGGGTTGCATACAAACTACTGGAAAGGCCAATTACGAAAAACTAAGCAAAGCTATTGGTAAAGAATTATCAGAGTGTGTGGAGTACTGTGCAACTCTGGAAGGAGCAGTTGAAAGTTCTTGTGTCTTCTGGAAACAAAACAATCTAAATCGATTTGTTGATTCTAACGACTTTGAAGGACTAACAATTGCAATTAATGGTGCGCTTCTTGGCTACACCGAACGAAAACAACTACGAGATTTATCTTTAGGATTATTATGAAAAAACTATTAACATTATTCCTGTTATTACCTGTATTGGCTTTAGGAAATCCTATCGATGACAAATGTCCAGAAAAGGTAATATGGGGAGCCCCTATTATAAAAGATGGAGATAATCAATATCTGTGTAGAAATGGATATGCTGTAAATTATTCATATAAAACAAAAACACCAATTTATGTTGTAGAACATATAACAAAAACTAATTTAATTGGGACAATAAAACGGCAAAATAATTTTCATGAAGATATAGAAATTCCTTATAATTATAGATCAAAATTATCAGATTATTCTGGAACAGTTTATGATAGAGGTCACCTTGCCCCAGCAGCAGATTTTGAATATTCCAAAGATGCTATGGATGAATCATTTTTAATGACAAATATGATGCCACAAAATAAAACACTAAATCGTGGAACATGGGCATATCTTGAAAGTTATGTTAGAGATTTAGCTCATTTAGATGATGTTTATGTAATAACAGGAACTATCTATAATAAAGGATATAAAACTATTGGGGAAGGTGTTGGAATTCCAGATAGCATTTATAAAGTCGTTATCCAGCCAAGTATAAATAAAATCGTAGTCTATAAATTTCCAAATACAGGTATTAATCTTAAAGATTTTAGAAAATATTTGGTTAGTGTTAAATCTATAGAAAAAACAACTGGATTGAATATTTCGCCTTTGATACCAAAAAATCTTGTCGATTTGGAAAATTAAAATATATCAGGGACGGATATAAAAGCGAGGATTAAAAACCCTCGCTCCAAGGATGGATCTACATCATACCATTCATACCAATATCAACATTATCCTCTGGGATAATACCAACCATAACTTCAGTAGTTAACAATAAACCAGCAATAGATGCTGCATTCAATAGCGCAGTTTTTGTTACTTTCGCTGGGTCAATAATACCAAATTCAAACATATCGCCATATTCGCCAGTCGCTGCATTATAACCATAATTACCACATTCTGATTTAACTTTGTTTAATACAACAGAAGCTTCTTCACCAGCATTACTAACAATAGTTCTTAATGGTTCTTCAATTGCTCTGCGGATGATAGCAATACCAACATTTTGATCTTGATTAGCACCTTGTAAAAATTCTAGGGCAGGAAGAGCTCTAATTAAAGCAGTACCACCACCAGCAACAATACCATCCTGAACAGCTGCACGAGTAGCATAAAGAGCATCTTCAACACGATCTTTCTTTTCTTTTAATTCAAGTTCAGTTGCTGCACCAACTCGAATTACTGCTACACCGCCAGCTAATTTTGCTAATCTTTCTTTTAATTTTTCGCGATCAAAATCAGAAGTAGATTCATCAACTTGTGCTCTTAATAAAGCAACTCTTTCTGAAATTTTATCTTCATCTCCAGAACCATCAATAATCGTTGTAGTATCTTTTGTGATAGTGATACGTTTCGCGGTTCCTAATTGTTCAACCGTTGCTTTATCTAAATTTAAACCGATATCTTCAGTTAATACAGTTGCACCTGTTAAAATTGCAATATCTTCTAAAATTGCTTTTCTTCTATCACCAAATCCAGGAGCTTTTACTGCAGCAACTTTAACAACACCTCGCATATTATTAACGACTAATGTTCCTAGAGCTTCTCCTTCGATATCTTCTGCAACGATTACTAAAGAACGACCTTGTTTTGCAACATTTTCTAGAACAGGTAATAATTCGCGAATATTTGAAATTTTCTTGTCTGTTAGAAGAATATAAGGATTATCTAATTCAGCAGTCATTGTATCTTGCTTATTAGAAAAGTATGGTGATAAATAACCTCTATCAAATTGCATACCTTCTACAACAGTTAATTCATGATGAAAACCAGTACCATCTTCAACGGTGATAACACCCTCTTGACCAACTTTATCCATCGCCTCTGCAATAATATATCCGATCAATTCATCAGAGTTTGCAGAAATTGTACCTACTTGTGCAATAGATTGTGTATCAGTACAAGGAATGGCTGATTCTTGAATAGCTTCGATTGCTGCAGCAACAGCTAAATCGATACCACGTTTAATGTCCATAGGATTAAATCCAGCAGTAACTGATTTCAAACCCTCATTGACAATAGATTGAGCTAATACAGTTGCAGTTGTAGTTCCATCACCAGCAACATCTGCTGTTTTTGATGCTACTTCCTGGACAATTTTTGCCCCCATATTTTGGAATTTTCCTTCCAATTCAATTTCTTTAGCTACAGAAACACCATCTTTAGTAATTGTTGGAGCACCAAATCCTTTATCTAAGATAACATTTCTACCTTTTGGTCCCAATGTAACTTTTACAGCATCCGCTAATACATTAACACCCTCAGCCATTAATACACGTGCATCGTTTCCAAATTTTACTTCTTTTGCCATTTTTATTTCCTCTTAAAGTTTAACTAATGTTACAACTTACTTCCAAATCTCTTTTGACAATTTGGAGATTAAATTACTTCCAATTCTTCAGCTTCTAGAATTGCTACAATATCTTCTTCTAAAACAATAAAAAGTTCATTTTTTACTTTTTTTGCTTTAGACCAATCAAGAATTACTGTTTGACCAAGTTTAACTTCTTCAACTTGTTTTCCAAGTCCCATAACTTTTGCATAGGTACTTTCTTCAGTATCAACACCCTGAATCAATCCAGAATATTCTTGTTTTTGTTTTAAAATCAAAACATTTTTATTTAAAACTATCATTTTATTTCCTTTCTTTAATTGAAAAACTTTATCTCTTTATAGACAATAAAACCCTTTAGGCAACAAGCCTGTAACTATTTAGTGTTATTTTCCATATAAAATTTGTAGAACATCAAAACAAATATCATCGACTGGATGATGTTTGACAACTACATTTTTATCCCATATTCCAGGGTATTTTTCTGGATCAATTTCAGCATAACCTCTAGCCCCAGTTTCTGTGTTAAAATCAACAAATGTTCTAACATCTCTATAATTCCAAAATGGAAATAATCTTTCAATTCTCATAGCATTAAATAAAGAATCTATTGCTACTTGATCAATTGAACCTCGAACCCATACAATATCTTTGTCAGGTTTTTTTGATTGCTCTGTTTTATATTTCTTAAGAATAATTGCAGCTTCAAGAGCAGTTAGATCAGATTTTTTTGGAGTAAAAGAAGCGTCTCTTGCAATATCAGATTGTATTTTCCACCACTCTAATGTATCTTTATTTAAAGTTCTTTTGTAATTATCAATCTGATCTTTAGCAGATAATTTTACAAATATTGAATCTCTATATAAAGATTCCCATGTGTGATCGTCTCGAGTTTCGTCAAAATACACAAGAGCAACAGAAAGAATGACAGTTGTACTTTCAACCGATAAACTTTCAATATCCAGACAGAACATAATTAATTCCTTGTTGCTATTTGGTGTTGAAGCACTAAATTTGATTTAAAATTCTTTTCGCTTTCTTCAATTAATAACATTATTAATGTATCAGACACTTTCAATAAATCATCTTTATCTAATTCTGTCTGATTCTTCTTAGTTTTTAATTGAAGATATTTTAAATATAATGATTTTACATTTCTATTAAGATAATTTTTTTTCACAATAATTCCTCTAATGTGTTTGCAATATCTTTATCAAATCTGACACAAGAAAAAATTGGCAAAAATAAAGATTTTTTGTCAGAATTTTTATTTCCGATAATTTCGTTATATTTCACCTCAATAATTTTACCAACATAAGATTCTGGATCATCTCTTTCACCATTTAAGTGTTTAAATCCAGAACCAACTTTTACTTGTAGTAAACCATCAGAAGTTTCACAAATTAGACAACCTAACATACTTTCAAATTGAGAACCAACTGTTCCCATATCATAACCAATTACTCTTAAATCAGCAGTTGATTCATTTTTTAATTTTAAATAATCGTTGCTGCGTTTAGAAGACCAAGTTGCATTAGGGTTTTTAAGAATACATCCTTCTAGACCTTTAGCAAGATTTTCATTATATTGTTCAAATGCTTTATCTTTCGAATAAACAATTTTTGACTCAACGATTTTAATTCTATTAGTATTTTCTCCAACAACCTGTTGTAATTGAAAAAATCTATCAGAATATTTAATTGGACATTCTCCTTTAAGAAAGTCCTCATAAGGAATAATATCCCAAGCAACTAAATTCAATAATTCTGACTCTTCTTTAGAAATTGTTCCTTTAATAGCTTTATTAATTATACCAGAAGATGTTTTTCTATCAAGATCTTTTCCATCTTTTGAACACATTAATTCACCATCAAGAATGAAATGTTCTTGATTATCTACTGTAATATCTTCAAATGGTGTAATATCAATAGTTGAACCATTTCTAGTTGTAACAGAAATTACGTTACCTTGATCGAATTCAAAATTGATTCGACTTGAATCCTGTTTAGTTTGAATTATTTGACCAATAGACCAAACAACTTTCTTTTCAGTTTTCTCATTAAATTTATTACAAAGAAGAACAGGATAGTCTGGGATAAGTTTTGGCCAAACTTTATTGGCTAAAGATGCTCCTGTACCACATTTTAAATCGCGTTCAAGAACTCTATATAAAACTTCTCTATCATCTGTCTCAAGTAATGTCAATAATCCGCCAATATATTCTATAGCTTTATTGCCAGTAAATTTTCTAGATGCTATATTAGTTACTAACAAATCTAAAGCTAACGATAACTCAATTCTTTTTCCAGTTTCAAACGTCAAAGTTGGACGTTTTTTAATCCAGAATCGAATCTGAGTCGAATACGCTAAACGAAATACATCTTTTAGGGTTTCATTATCAAAATTCAGTTTGAGGAATTCAAGTTTTTGATTTGTAGAACCAGTTGTTGCCAAACGGTCTAATTTTTGCAATATACTCATGCTACACCCTTATCAGGTGGATATCCAACTGGATTGTTTGCATCTTCATCGGCAAGAAAAAGAATATAATCTTCTTCTTCTATAAGAGTGACAATTTCAAAACGATTAAATCCACATTGAATATAAATTGGTTTGTTCATTGACGAAGGTAATTCCTTGATCAATTGTTTGAGAGTTGGTGATGTCATAATTTTTTAAATGTTCTTCCACGTGTTGAAAAATTCATAGGTTTTTTAAATATAATCTCTTCAGTTTCGCCATTTTTAATATAACCAAAACATTTATATTTGTCATCTGACAATAAGTATGTGTGTAATATTCCAGAAGAAAACGATTTTGTAGTTTCTTGCATTTTTAACATAATATATCCCAAATTCAAAGTATAATATATTGTACTAAATTAGACGAAATATATCAAGCACTTTTTTTCCAATCAACAGAAACAATTAAAGATTTTTTATTATCATATTGAACAACTGCTATTGTTTTATTATCTTCAGATAAATATGTTGTGACATCATTAATAGAAAAATGTTTTCCTTTCCAATTTAATGCAGTTAGTTCTTCGTATAAATCCCATGTATTATATTTTTCAGAAACAAACATATTATTCTCCTATAAATCTTGGTCAAACCATTTTGTAAATTGGATTGTAGTTTCTTCTTGATGTCCATCTTCTGTAATCATTTCTGGAATATAAACTGAAATGCCAACAATATCAGGACCAAATTCTAATAACTCAACATTTACATCAAATTCTGCATTATATTTTTTTAATAAATTACTGAAATCTTTTCTAAAGTTTTCTTCTGTTGTCATAGGCATTAATCCTTAAATTAAGATAGATGCATCTTCCATGTAGTATTCTCTTTCTTTCCCTTCTGGAAGATCATCAAGGTAAAGGCTGGAAAATTTATTTCCTGACGTTATTTCTTTGTAATTATCCTGAAGAAATTTACTTACAAATCCTGGATAATCAAGCAGAACAGATTTGTCTGTTTTATAATAGTATTCAACACACCGTTCTATTCTTGCTGATTCCGTTTCTATAGAATCTGTATTTCTTTCTTTCTTTTGGTTTGTAAGAGAAGCTATAGCAAGAATTTTAAATGCTGCTTCCATGCCTTCTTGAATTGATTTTGTTTTCATGATAATTCCATATTATATAGTTAAAGAGTATAATATGATTATACTCTTGTTTAAATTAAAAATCAAGCACTGATAAGCTTATGCAGCCATATCAAGTAATGTTTTCTGAGTTTGTAATTTAATTTTCTCAGCAGTACCGTAGAAAGAATGCCAAAATTTTGCACTTTCAGTTTTCGATTTTATATTATTACTAAAATAATCTGTCACACCTTGAAGAGTGTTGTATAGAGTTCCTTGACCGAAATTTGAACCATTACCATATTTGTAAAGTTGCATAATATCATTAACTTTTTTAACTGTAGTTCCATGTTGATCTTCTGCAGAAACATCTTTGTTGTAAAATATTTCATTATAAATCTTACGAACATCAGAATCGGAAACAGTTACTGAAGCCAATTTACGCATATTCTCCATAAATTTTTCTTGAGATTCTTCAATTAAACCCAAATTTAATTTTGCACGATTTACATTAAATTCAGTAGAATGTGGAACCTTGACCATATTAGCTGATTTCTCGTCAATAGCCATAGTTAAGGTATTTGAACAAACTGTTCTAACAGAAGTTGTTTTAGCAGTTGTAGCCATCGAACCATCTAATGAAGTTGCCAATAAAAGATATCCAGTGATTTTATCTCCTTTAATTATTTCAATATCGTTTAGTTTGGCTGTAGCGAAGAATCGTTTACCGCCAAATAAAGAACCACATGATGACATCTCCATACCATTTTTATCTAAAAGATCAGCAAAAAAGTCCACAACTTCGCTTGGTTGAACGATTTTATAAGAATCGCTCACTACTGATAAAGGTGCGTTATTATCGCTGCGAAACAGTGCCATTTTATCAGGAAAGACTGTTGGAATATCATCGCGGTTGTTGAATAAAATAGGACTAGATACAGCTTCCCATTCTAAACCTGCTTCGCGTTTCCATTCAGTTAGGGGTGCATGTAAAGGAAGGACATTACCTTCTCCATGCCAAACACTTCCATGTTCAGCAACATAAGCATAATTCACACGGTCGTTAGAGTAGTCAAGATTTGCAGCCATAATATATTCTCCTTAAGAGGTTTTAAATTAATTTCAAAGTATGACTTATTATACTAAATCTGATGGAAAGTGTCAAGCACTTTACTTATTAAATATTTGAATTAAATTTATTCCTGAAATGACATAATCATAATTGCCAGAACCTTGTGTTGCAAGACCCACACCAGCAAACAATTCTAAATGTCTATTAAACATAACTGTTCCTTGTATGACCGTTCCAGAAACATTAGATCTTCCATCATAGAAATCTAAATTCAATTTTAATCGTTTCGGCCAAAGGATTGCTTCCATACCATACATCATACCCCAATATGAAGTCGTTGTTGTCAATGCTTGATTGGCATAATATGTTCCCATATGATATGCTAATCTATCTTTAATAAATTCATAATCATTATCAATAAAATAAAATTCGTGTAATGTAGAGGCATTAATTTTATTTGGATCCAAACTTTTTGACATTGGAAAAACTAATCCAGTTTGGGTTCCAAATGTTGTGGAAGAATTATTAAGAACTTCAGAAAAATAATTACAAGCAGAACCGCAATCTAAATTATCAAAAACATAATTATGTTTAAAAGTTTTATTGATGTTTATATAAGTATCATTTTCAAAATTTTGAGCTTGTTGGAGGTTTCCTGAATATTCATTTATATTCTGAGAAATTATTCCAAAATCCCATCCATGTGTTGAATAGTTTATAGATGGGTTGCCATATTGAGTTTGGTTATATTGATAAGAATCTTGTTCATAATTTATGACTAATCTATTTTTATCTTCGTCATTGTCTTCAATAGATAAAGTATTTGTAACAGGTCTAGATATTTTATGTCCGCCTTCAGCAAAAACTGTATTTGATAACAATAATAATATTAAAATTAGATATTTCATAATTTTTCTAAATTTCTTATATATCTTGTCATGTCATGATTAACAAAAAAATTTACTTCCCCTTTAGACAATCCAACAAAAAACCCTTTAATTCTGTCTTTGGCTATTTGTAGAGCTGTCATATTTGCAATATTTCCATCATGATCAAAATACATTAAAATTCCATGATGCCAATATGGGTATACTGGATTCCTTGTTATAATATCAGCATTATTAACCCATCTTACATGTAAAATGTTTAAAGAATTTAATGATTGAACATATTCTTTGTCTCCAACTTTCGGACTGCCGAATGTGTACAATAAAGGTTTTGGTAATTCTTTAAATCTGTGACATCGAATTGCTATGATTGTTGCCATAGCAGCACCTAAACTGTGACCAGTTAACCAAACACGTCTACTAGGCGCATATTTTAAAAATAAATCTCCAAGATCTCCCCAGATATTGTTTACCTTTTCTTTAAATCCAGCATGAACGTGTCCAATACCATAATTACTTGGTACCAATGCAAATTTAATATCAGAAATTATATCTGCAAGTTTTGTTGGTCTAGTTCCTCTACAAACGACAATTACATCAGTATCATTATACAAAAAATATGCTTGACTGTTATTTTTGTTTATGCAAATACTTTTATAGCCAAATTTTTCAAAAGATTGATTGTCATTATATGCAAGATTTGAAAGTTTAGCAAATAATAATGATATTGATGCAGTCGATTTATGTTCTAACATCATTTAATACCATGAGTATCTTTCCCTTTAAGAGATTTTCTTAAAGTTTTAAACCAAAGTTTTTTCTCTTTCACTGTATCGTGTTCTATACACGCTTTGTACATATTTTTAATAATTTTTTTAAGTTTCATTTATCAATCCCAATGGTGCTGAAAATATTTTCCAAAAAGTCTAAACCCATTATCAATACGTTTTTGATATTCTTTCATACCATCATAATCGCATTTATATGTATCTTTTGGACCTCGTATAATTTGACTTAAACCATTTTCACCTTTTATTATATCTAAGTCATGTTCACCAGTTCTAAACTGGTCTTCCCAATCAGTAATTAAAGATTGAAAAGCAAATATTTCTTCATCAAGAACCCATTCCCATCGTTTATGGAAATTTTCGTCAGTATCCCATTCACATTCGACTCTTGGAGCGTTCATTGATTTTAAATGGTAAGGAACATCTTCATCATCAACAAAAGGGGATCCTTGTTTACCCTCTTTCAATTGTTTTAACATCGGTAGGATAATAGGAGCTAACGTCGTGTCCATAGACCAAACATCCCAAGGATCAATTTTTATATAATTAATTCTTGGGTGAATAAAATCTAGAAAATTCTGATTCCATTCACAAATAGTTTGTAACCATTTTGGTGGATCTTTGTCGTATATATCATAACCCTTTCTCCAGAAGAAAAACTTCTCTAAAATAACATAGGGCGACAGCCAATGATTTCTAAAATTTGAAGTATATATTTTCATTTTTTAATTAAGTTCTCTTTAAAGATTTTCCAACAATTTTCCCATGTCCATCTACTGCTATTTTCGTAAACTTTATTTCTATCTAAATATAAACAAGCTTGTACAGCATCTTCAAGATTTTCATTCATAAAACCTGTAACACCTTGTTCTAAAATATCAATCGGTCCTGGAACAGGATAAGCAGCAACGGGTGTTCCTACACTTAGACTTTCGATGATAACGATACCAAATGTATCAGTCTTGCTCGTAAATACAAAAACATCAGCTTCGTTAAAATATGATGCTAATTCTGATCCAGTTTTCTTTCCGACAAATGTAATATCTGGATATTTCTTTTTCAATTCATTAAGATAAGGACCATCACCTACAATTATCTTATCAACACGATAATCGTTTAACTGTAGTTCGCAAAAATCGTCAAGCCCTTTTTCTTTACTTACTCTACCAACGCTTAATAGTGTGATTGGTTTTCTAAATGTTCTATCAGTTCTTTTAAAAATAGTTCTATCAACCCCTCGTGTCCATGGGATTATATCACCATCAAAACCGTGCGATTTTAGATCATCAACCATTGTTTGTGTGGTTGTAAGAACCTTTCCGGAATGTTTATGGAACCACCTAACATATGAATATGTAATTGATTCTGGAATATTATATAACTCTTTAAGAAACTCTGGGAATTTTGTATGGTATGCGGTCGATTTGTTTAACTTATCAAGTGATGAATAAGCATCTTCTATATCAAGAAATGAAACGTGGTTTTGGTGATAATTTGATTCGTGATAATACCACCAAATCCCCCATGATTTTGTTTGAGGATAATACCAAATTATCCCATTTTCATCCATTTTTGAAATTATTCTATGCTGTGCCATCACTATTCACCTTTGTTACAAAAATATCAAGTTTTTTATCATCAGACCAATTTTTACAATAATTATTATCTTTATCACAAATATTTAATAATTCTTCTTTTGATACTACTCTATGCGATACAATAGTTTCACCTAAATCTTTTTGAGAAAACTCTGAAGCTTCTTCCATAACTACAGTATCTAATGCCAATTCAGATTTACCTTTAGGAACTTCTACCATATATCTCATTCTATATTGTTGTATACATTCTACTAATACGAATTCAGTTTCTTCTTTTTCAACTCTTTTCAATGTAAAACTTCCATCACTATTATCGATAAACTCTACAATATTATTTTCTGATAATTCAGCTTTAATTAAAATATCTTCTGGTAAATCGATATATAAATCACCGTTTATATCTTCTTTAATTGTTGTAATTGTCATAATGTATTTCCATGTATATCAGTTTTTCTACCGCCAGTTTGAATAGATCCACCACTATAAGATGATTCTCTAGGAGTAAATTGAGGTGGTGAGTTATTAGACGAAACTTCATATGTCCATTCTACAACAGCATTATCTTTAGTAACAGTTATTTCAGCATTATCAGGAAGAATTACTTTCTCCTTAACATAATTTCTTATTGCACATTGTACATCTTCTCGTGTTAATATCAATTTCATAATCAAATCCTAATGTGGTTTGTCAAATATAAGGTCTAAAATCTCTTGGAATATATGAAATGAGTAACCGACTACTGCATAAACTACATTGTTTTCGATATGAAAATGGTTATCCATAATTACAAATACACCAATCCAACTTATACAAAATATTATACATTTCATTTTTCATCCTATAATTAAAAATATAGTTTATTATACTATATTCGTATCAAAATATCAAGCACTTTATTCAGGAAAATTATCAGAATTGCACATTGATGGGTTTTTTGAAAATGAAGAACATGGATTTTCTGAAGCCACTTCTATTTGTATGTAAACAAAAATTAAAATTCCAAGAATTATAATTGCCAATGTTCTCATAATACCACCTCTGTTAAAAAATTAAAGTTCTACATAATACAATTTAAAATTAATGAATGATTGCTCGTGTCTATATCCTCTTGGGTTACACAAAATTCTTGTATCGCCAACCATATAATCCCAATTGTTGTGAGTGTGTCCTGCTATCCACAATTTTATTTGTGGTCTATTTTCTATAAATTCAGTTAAATCTGAACAATATCCACCATTCATTAATTCGTCATCTTTAAATTCATCTGCGATACTTAATGGACTTGGTTGGTGGTGAGTAACAACAACTATTTTATTATCTGGTTTTGTTGCATCATTAAGAAACCATAAAGTATTGTTATGTTCTTCAATAGCATGATTTGGGGTAAATTTTCTGCCGTTTTTTTGGATAAGTCTAAAATCTCCCATATATCGTTTTATAATTTCTTTTGACGATTCACAATTATCATTCATATCTGTCCACAAAGTAGCACCAACAAATTTAACACCATCAATAATAATACTTTCTTTTTCTAATATATGAAGGTTTTTAATATACTTTAATTTGTTTTTAATATTTGGAATTGTTTTATCAAAATCAGAATGATATGATTCATGATTTCCGGCTACAAAAATGACATGTTTGAATAATTTTGAACATTGTGAGAAAAAATTGTGGATTCTAAATGAGCGAATATTATTAATCAATTCAAAATCATCAGAATAATCTATATTCTGATCTTTAAGATCATTTGCTACAAAGATATCTCCAGCAAGAACTAAAATGTCTGCCCCATTTGTATTGTTTATTTCTATGCCACTCGACTCCAAATGGAGGTCGGACATATACGCAATTTTCATCCAAAATTCCTATTAATTAAATTTTTTCCTATTATTATATCCCTATCGGATAAAATATTTCCGTATACTGTACTAAAAAATTCATCATCTTTAACCATTTTTAATAATTGGTCTTTTGTAAAATCCAATTCTATATTCTTTTTCATATGAGAAAATTTGTATGATAATTCTGTATTATATTCAACTGTTGTATCATCAAATTGTATTAAATTTAGTTTCCATCGACTATTAAACATGTTCAATTATTTCAATTGTAGATATTTCTTTTACTGTAATTTCTGATTCTTTTAACACAACACAATCTTCTTTATTGACCCATCGGATTCCATCACATTTTACATTATAAACTCCTTCATGGATAATTTGATATCCAGAATCTTCAGTTATTCTAAAATCTACAGAAGCCCAATATATTTCATCAATGTGATTTGCATACCAATATGTTGGAAGTTTTGCTTTAATGATTTGAATTTGATACCCTTTCATCCGACCCTCGTCAATTTACTATCTGGTAGTATTATAAAATTGGTGTTATTAAATCTGATAATTCTCTATCGATTGCATCGATCTCTTTTTGTATGTTATACTTTTCTTCTTTGATATATAACATTTCAATATCAAGTTCCGTCATCAATGCTTCGAGTTTGAACTTTTCAACCAATAATTTGCGTTCCGTCATCTTCCTTTCCTAAATTTATATTCAGATTCTAAAATCGCATATACAATTAGGGGTGATAATAAAAATGCTACTGTTAAAATACAAAGTTGTAGAGCTTTTGTAACAATCCAATCTATCATAATATGACCCCTAAACGAAACTATTTATATAAATGCTGGCGTTTCTCTATTTTTCCATTTATGTAAATGAATTTTTCCCTCGCGAACATATTTTTGATAACTTGCTATTGAATTATTTTTAATGATATATTGTGGAGGCATTGCAGGAGTTGGTTCTGTAAATTCTTTTTGTTTAATATTTTTAGGAACATTGGTATACAACATATCAACAAGACCAATCTGTTCACATTTATGAACCTTACCATATCTGTAAGTATATTCTTTACATAATTCAGATAATAATTCAACTAACCACATATAATTAGATGCTGATTCTCTAGCCCAAATAGCACTGGGATGGTTTATGTGAGTTGCTTTGTAAAGTAAACTATCCAATTTTGGATCATCAAGTTTCCAGCGTTTGATTCTACGACCAGAAGAAGAATCGATATATTCTACACCATCTAATGCTCGATGAGCTATAGATAGTAATTGTACGCTTTCTAATAGTTGTTTAATAACATGTTTATCACAATGTTCTTTAGCACAAAGTTTTGGATTAAGATTAGTATAAAAAATATTCAAGATCGTGTACCCATTTTAAATTAGTGTCAAATATATCTTCTTCAGTTAAAATTGTAAAATTTTCATGTTGTTTTAACGCAGCATCAAATTTTAATGAATTTATTTTATTGTCAAGAAGCGTGGTAGGTTTTATTTCAATTATAACATTATAATCCGGTAAATAAAAGTCTGGATAATAAAATTTTTTCTTTCCGTTAAATTCATATAATACTCTAAATTCTTTTGTTTCTGCCGATTCAATTTTTATATTATATTCTAAACAGGTTTTTATAAATTGTTTTTCATACGATGATCTAAAATAATGACCATTAAGATAACCTGATTTATATCCTCTCCCGCCTTTTCCATTTTTAGGTATTGTGTTTGGTGGATTATCGCTTTGATAATTTAAAGTTATTTTTGAGCTTATTAAATCTTTCGTTTCTTGTTTATGATTTAATGTACCATTTATTCGTTTAGTATTAATTACTTTTTTATGATGTTCTTTAGAATGTGGAATCCCACTTAATGCTTCTGATATTTTTTTATTTCTATTTTCAGGTTCAGGGAAGTAAGATAAAGTTGAATACTTTCCTATCATAGTAGTTTGTCTATTTTCTTCTTTCTTTTTTTGATTAGTATTTTGTATACGTTTTGCAATAGTTTCGGGAGATTGAATCCTCATTTTTCTCCACTCAATTTCACACACAGAACCACAAAATTTCCTACTTTGCTTATCAGACAACGTCTGTTTTATTTTTATTCCACAACACCCACAATTTCTGAATAGATCGGGATATAATTCAAATAAAACATCTTTGGGTATTAAATTATGTTTAGCTTGTAGATGTTTTGAAATCTTTCGTAAAGTATCATGTTCTTTCTTGCAAATTGGACAAATATACATCAGTAAATATTCCTAATTTAAATGATTATATATTATTTATAAAATGAACTTTCTAGAATCATTTTAATACAATGTTTATCACAATGTTCTTGAGCACAAATTTCTGGATTGTTGTTTGTATAAAAGATATTCATATTAGTTCCTAAATTTAAAAGTATAGATATATTATACTTTAATCAAAATAAAAAGACAAGCACTTTATGCAAGAAAGAATACTTCCGCCAGAACCAAAAGAATTATATAACAGAATTAAACGATCGGCAAAGAAAAGAGGAATTCCTTTTGATGTGACAATTTATGATTTTTATTTTAATTGGTCAAGATTTTTCTTTATATAAATAGTAGATCAATTAAAGATTTTTAATTGGTGGCTTGTCGCGATATTGCAAGTATCCACAAGCTCTAATCATTCTAACATTTATTTAAGGAAACAAACATGACCAGCACAAATACTTATATCACCACAATTCCATACTTTTACATAATACAACATAAAACTTCTAAAAAGATGTATGCTGGCTCTAAATGGGCTGTTGGTTGTCATCCTGATGAATTTATGCAACCTAATGGATATCAAACATCATCTAACGCAATAAAAACTATAATAGAACAAGAAGGATTAGATTCTTTTGTAATTTTAAGGATTGATATTAATCTTGATAATTTATCAGCTTACGAATATGAATCATTGTTCTTACAAACACTGAATTGTGCTAGATCTGATGAATGGTATAATGGACACAATAATTCTGGTATGGCATTTGGTTTACCGGAATTTTATAAAAAATCTAAACAAACCGTACAAGAAAAATATGGTTACGATTTTATTACACAAGTTTCTGAAATAAAAGAACAACAAAAACAAACCCGATATGAAAAACATGGTGGGAATTTTTGGGGTGATGAATCATTAAAAAAACAAAAACAAACTGTACAAGAAAGATATGGTGTGGATAATGTATCACAATCTCTAATAATACAAGAAAAAAAGAAACAAACCACACAAAAAAGATATGGTGTTGAATATTCAACACAAATCCTAGAAGCAATAGCAAAAGGTAGGCAAACTAAACTTACAAAACATAATGGAAAATTTAGAAGCGATGATTCTTTGGAAAAAACTAAACAAACTGTACAAGAAAAATATGGTTATGAGTATATATCACAAGTCCCAGAATTAAAAAAGAAACAGAAACAAACTAATATAGAAAAAACTGGTTACGAATATTCAGGACAAGTTCCTGAATATAAAGAAAAGGCAAGACAAACCCGATATGAAAAAAATGGTGGAAAATATGTTAGTGATGTATCTTTGGAAAAGATTAAACAAACCCGATATGAAAAAAATGGTGGAAAATATGTTAGTGATGAGGAGATAGAAAGGCGGAAACATACACATTTAAAAAGAATTGGTTATGATAATCCATCAAAAAGACCGTTTCTTTCTATTGTTGAAACTAAGAGAACGTATCCTAAATGTATTATTTCTAGAGATTTTAAAGAATTTAAACAGTATTATTAATTGTTTGGCTTATTGCATTTAATAGATCATCTGATTTGCTTTACAATTCTGTAAAGCAAATCGAGCAAAAAATAATTTAACTGAAGAAGAATTAAAGAAATTGGGGTTATATTATTCTTAAATCGGTTGATTTGGCCAAACTGTTTCGAGTGGAAATCCTGATTGGAGAGTAATGTCCCTCAATTGTTGTCTATAAACTTTCCATTCATCTTTCTTTTCTTCTGATAATGGAGAATCTAAGCCCTGTGTCCAATCAGAATTAGATAATAATATCTGTCTTTGATTGTATATTGAAAGTTTACAGTTGTCTGTTGATATTAAAGATTTTATTTCTTCAACATTTTTCACACCAAGAACATTATTTTTTCTTTCATCAACTTTTGAACAATTTTGAAATGATTCTAATACTTGATTTAATCTATCTCCAGTAACAAAATTTTCATTTTCTATCGGCAATATTACTTTAAATGTGTTATTAGTTTCCTCAAATATAATTTCCAATTCCCCATATTCTGGATAATAATTTATTATTTTATATGACATATTTTTCCTTAATTATTTTCTTTAAAATCCCAAGCTTCATCTGATTTTGCCTCAACTCTTCCCCATTTTCCTATTGGGCAATATGAATAGCTCCATCTAATTTTAGCCTCAATAATACACCCACATTCTGAACACATTAACATTTTTTTACTTTGACAATTATCGCATATTACTTTTCTTTCTTTTGCATCTTCTGAGCTTGCGAATAACATTGTTTAAATCATTCCTGTAAATGTATAAGGACCTGTATGGGACAAATTAACCCATGGTGCTCCATATATTGTATAACCATTTTCTTTTGCTAATTTACAAAAATAATAATCTTCTGATAATAGAGTTTTTGTTTTTTCGCAAATACAAGTATTAAAATATTGATATAATAAAAATGTTGGCGCATTAATCGCCAATTGATCTGGAGTTAGTCCATCAAAAAAATATGTATCAACCTTATCCATCAAATTAAGAAATACTTCTTTTTTAATTAACATAAATCCAGTTCCTCCGTGCTCAATATTTAATAATGAATTTTCATCTAAATCCATATTATTTACACCGCATACAAAATCCCCTGTAAAATTTTTCAGATAGTAAGATTCTACATTTTGTTTTACAGCTTCTGAAACCTTTGTCCAATTTATACCTTTTTTTGGATAAATCCCACACATAATGTCTTTATCTATTGTCATCATCGTAACGATATCTTTAGGATCAAACCCGATATCCGAATCAATAAACATTAAGTGGGTTGCATCAGAATCTAAAAATGCTTTTACTATTTGATTCCTTGCTCTTGTTATTAAAGCATCATTTGTGACATAATGATACATCAACTCTAGCCCATTTGTATGAAATATTCCAGGAACTTGCATTAACGAATTAGAATAATTTATATTACACATTCCACCATAAACTGGTGTACCAATCATAACTTTTTTCATATTTTTACCATGCTATTAAAACTGCTCCACCACCTGCGCCTGCGCCTGCACCAGCTCCACCAGCTCCACCAACACCATATCCTGTGCCATTAGACCCACCTGCTCCACCATACCAATTACCTCCACCACCGCCTCCACCGCCAGACGGAGACCCACCTGCTCCACCACCTTTATTGCCACACCCACCTGGACCTCCACCACCACCAGTTGCTGTGTATCCAGCAAAAGAAGAGTTACCACCAGCGCCACCGGAATATCCGCCAGTACAAGTTCCATAATATGGACCACCACCACCGCCTGCCCCAACAGAAACAGCTATGGCTGAGTATGGAGCAACTCCTATTCCAATATTTTGGTATTTTCCACCAGATCCGCCCCCAGACCCTTGGTAACCATCACCACAAAAACATAAAGCACCACCACCACCACCAGCGCCAAAAATTGATGCAACAATATATCCAACACCCCTAGGAACATAAAATGTAAAATTTCCAGGAGACAAATAATTTGCCTGTGTAGTTGCAGTTTTACCAAAAAAATTTGCAAATGATATGGATCCAGAAGATAACCCTGCAAGCGTTCGTACATCATAATCGTTTAATGTTCCAGGAGTTGTAGCAGTTATATGTAATTCTGTATTTATACTAGAAAATGCAATTGCTCCTGATGATTGTAAAGTCATATATATATTCCAATATTAAATTATTTAAGTTATAGTATTTATACTATTTATACCATTTTTGATAGAAAATATCCAAACATAAATGTAATTATTAACGAATTTACAATATATAATAATTCTATAATTATTTTTCTGGTATTACTTATTATCTGCATAATGATTTTAAGTTGTAGATTAAAATTAATGTTGTCAATTATAAATCTTTAAATGTATCATTTAATTTTTGACAAACTAATGCAACTTCTTCTTTGACTGTAAATCCTGGAAGTATTTCCACATCGCATTTAATTGGCTTTTCAAATAAATTATTAGTATTTTGATATATAGAAGTTTCTATTCTATTAACCCATACTGTAAAGTCAGCATCAAATATATCACGTGTTTCTTGAAAAGGTGCAATAAAATCAACAATCACATATTTTGATTCATTCGAGGAACTGTTTGCTAAATCGCGCATTCGTTCGCTTTGACGAATTCGTCCATTATGACTAAAATCCCAATCATTAAATTGTTCTCTTACTGTATCTGCATTAAACCAAAGACATTTTAATTTTTTCTGTAATGCTTTTGCTAATGCGGTTTTACCAGATCCAGGCAACCCCATTATTAATATTTTCATTTTTCAAACCTAATTGAATCAAAACCTTCTAGAAGTTCAGGTTTTTCATAACCATCTTTCATTTGTGATATAACACGTTGAGATATAATTTTACCTTTTCGACTTTTCAATCTTCGATTATGTTCTTTTTCTTGTGGTAAATCAAACACAATAGCTATCTTTAAATAATTGTCAGGGATTTGTTTTAACTTTAAAGCACGAGAAGCTTTATTAATATTTGTTTGATCCCAAACGATATGCTTTTGATCATTTACTGCTGATGCTATTTCTGCATCCATTAGATTTTTAGCAATGTTATAATATTCTGCAAAAACCTCATTATATGTTTTGTTCAAATTTTTAGCATAGTTATCGATATGTTTATCTGTTGATACAATAGCTACTGTAGAATCAAATTTTTGCTTTTCCACCCAAGTAGATTTGCCAGAAGCAGGCAATCCGACCAGCATGTATAATTTGGGCATTATTTTTTTTCCTCGATTAAGTTTTTGTTAGTTTCTTCTACATATTGATCAAGTTTATTATTAACAATTTTTGTTAACTTGTTAACAATTTCACCAGATTTTGATATGGTATTATTAAATTGTTCACTTTTTACTACATTTTCTGCAAGATAACCGCCAACCATTAAATATGAAGTTTTTTCTGTAGGTATAATAGTAGAAATACCGATAGATATAACAAATATAATCACATCAATCTTTAGAATTTTTTTAATAGTTTATCAAAAAAACCTAAAATAACTAAACAACATATACTTATAATTTCAAAAGCATGAGCTATTCAATTAATATTAGAGAAAACAGTAATTGCATAAATCAATAAAGCTAAGTTTATTTTAGATCATCCCCTAAAAAATCGTCATTAACATCACCTAAAAATTGGTCGATGTATTCTAATCCTTCTAACAAATCTTCTTCAGAAATTTTAGGAAAAATTGTTTTCATTACGGAAAGATTAAATTGTTCTAATTGGTCAAATGTAAAATCTGAACAATCATCACTAACATGCCATAGTGATAATATTTGATTTTCTTTAGTTTCTCCAGAATTTGAATTCCAAAACGTGTACCAATTACTATTACTCCAGCGCGAATATGACACAATCATTCTCCATTAAATTTAAACTCAAATATATTATACTATATCTTCAACTATTTCGTCAAGCATTATATTAATCATTTGGTGTCGTAGTTGGTTTAAAACATCGTTAGAGTAAATGAAAGGAATTTGTTGATAATTATCAGGACATCTTTCAACATTTCTTCTAATGCATTCTTGTTCGTAGGAATTTGCAAATTTTGGATTTAACCAGAAATTATAATGTTCGGTGGTATGATCAAATAATTCTATAAGGTAAACTTCTCTAGAATCGGTATCAAAATATATTTGGACATCAAATTCCGAATAATCTTGAAAATCTAAAATATAACAATTTTTACCAAAACAACTCCAGCAAAATTTTGCACCACTAGAAATCCTATAATCAATTATTTCTAAAGCTTCTTGTACTTTCACGAAAATATCTCAATAATATATGTAATCAATGCGTTATATTGAACGAATAAATTATTATACCAATCTAAAATTGCGCTAAAAATTCTACAAAACATCATTTTTAATAATAACATTACTATAACAAATAGTACAAATGTTTCTTCATCTTGATTCATTATGCGCATTTTTTATCGTAAATACGTTCGCCCATATAATATGTTTTTGTTGTAATACAACCATCTTTAGTGACAAAAACTTCTGGTTGGTTTTTTGGAATTGAATTTGCAATTACTACAGCATAGGTATAAAACACACTACCAATTAATACAACCATAACAAATAAACAAACCAATGAAATAGATTTTAACAAATTACTTCTCTCTTAAATGTTGATAAATCGCTATTAGAATAATCATAAAAATTTAGCGAAATTGTAGAATACCCTTCATTAATTTTAACTTCGATAACTGGAGCAACATCATCAAAATATGCAGAAATTCTGTTGAAGTTCTTTTGATTTTTAGTTAATTTTTCAGCTTTCTTTTTAGAAGATCTAACATTTCCGAATTCCGGATTAACCCATGTTAGTTTATTTGGATCATTTGATAAATCAAGGATATTTCCAGTAGAATCAACAACATAATCGCCATTAGGAGGACTCCAAGATTTCTTTTCTAACTCTACCAATTCTTCTTTTAAAGAAGATAAAAGAGTTGTTTTTTCTTTAATAAGTTCTTGTGTTTCTTGTATCTTTTTATTTAATTCTTCAAATTTTTCCATTAAAACTCCAAATATATTGGATGCGTTTCACCAGAACTATTGCTATTAAAATCAACCCAAAGAGATTTTCTTGACATACAAAATCCAACTTCTAATTCTGAATAAATTTTTGGATCAAGAATTAATATGACATCATCATATAATTGTTGAAGAACTTCTTTTGTTAATTCTAAACCAAAATATCTTGTGATGATAATTGTTTCTATCTTATTTATTGTATCAATGTCATTCGTTATTGAATGGCTTGTTTCAATTTTCATTTTACAAAATAAAGAATACTTAATATAACAATTATAATAGCTTCAAGAAATGAAAATACTTGCCAAGCTATAATTCTGTCAGCTAATTGTCTAATTGTGTCAAATAATTCTTCTTTTGTATTTGTATAAACTGTATGCAATTCCCTATATTGCTGTTTTAGAGAATCTACTCTATTTTCATGATCTTCACATTTAACCCACTTTCCATCGTTAGATTGTTCCATTGGACCAAAATATCCAAAACCTTGTGTATACCGTTTAATCATTTTTATCTCCAAAATATTCTGTAATTATTTTTCTACAAATATCTATGCCATGTTGTCTACCAACTCTATAATGCTCTGCCTTAGAATACATAGGATCTAAAACAAAATCTGATTCATGAACAGGTTTTTTTGCAATGTTATATTCGGTTTCTATTAACTCTAGACATTTGGAAATAATATCATCAGAATATTCTTTAATTTTTTCTGCTCTTGGACATGGAACATATAATGTTTGTACTACAGAATCAAATTCTTCAAGAACGCCATGCCACAATGCCATATCTAAAAGATTTTCATTTATTTCTGATTTTTTCATACAACCACATTAAATTGTTTTAATTCATTTTCCAATCGATCATGGAAAGATTCTTCGCCATCGTCTCCAGATAATAACCAATCAATTCTTTGTGCATATACTTCTGCCAATCTTAAAATATCAACTGCCATTTTGAATTGATATATAGTTTCATCAGAATAATCTCTGCCTCGTTTATCGCCATACTCATCAATTTCTTCTGATTTATTGTGGTAAATAAAATCTTCAATTGAATCTGCTATTTGACCAATTTTATATTGGTCATAATCAAATTGCCCGCCAGACATTATTTTTCCTCCAAATAGCATTTGCGCATTATATAATAATGTTCAACAACAAGAACGATTATACCTGCCATTACAAATAAAATCAACCATTGGTTAACGAAACAAAACATAGAAACTACTAATATAAATAACACAACATCAAGAATACCAACAAAAAACTTTTTCACAATTTTCTCCAAAAATTTAAAATATAAATTATTATACCTTAATCATATTAAAATAACAAGCACTTTTTATCTATTTCTTAATCTATTTAACATTGCTTTATTGTCTTCTTCTTCTAGAAGAGAGTAAAGTATTTTTGTTGAAATTTCTATAAATTCTTCCATCTCTGTTTCTGATAACAAAGTTACTTTTTGAATTGTATACAATTCGTGATACCGTTTAATTAAAACATCATGAACATTCATATTCTAAAACCCCATCGTTATAATTTTTTTTAGTTTCTGGTTCTGGATGTTTTGCAATTTTCCAGTTAGAAAATGCATCATCATGTAAATTTAAAGGTGTTATTGGATTCTTGCGAAGATAATCTATTTTCGCACAATAATCCTCGCAAGCTTTTCCGCGAATGAAATAATTTTTTTGCATAATGTCTCCTAGTTAAAGGAGTATATATTAATCCCAATTATATTCTTTTTCAAAATAGGAAAACATTTCTTCTTCCGTGTATATTTCGTAGTTTCTTTCTGCATCTACTCCTCGTACAATAACAAAAGGAGTCATATCTTCATAGAGAAAATAATCAATATCATCAAGCAAAATTTTGTCTGTAAATAATGCTGACATCAAAGCATTAACTTCAACATAATACGATTCAATATATTCGTTATCAAAAAATGCATCTCGAATAGAACTAGGAACAGATTTAATAAAGGTATCTCTATTTTCTTTTTCTCGCAATAGAGTTGAAAAAAGATCTTTAAATGTATCAAATTTCAAAATTTTGCTCCAAAAAATAAATCTGCTACAATTAATAACAAAGCAAAAATTATAGTTGCGGATATATATTGGATCTTTTCTAATCTTACTTTTAATTCGTTTATGTCATTCTGTAGAGCAATAATAAAACGATCTTTATCTAGAAAATTCATATTTAAATCCAATTTAAAATTAAAATTCCAACAATCAAAAATAAAACTGCTGATAATCCAGCAATAATATTTTGTTGCTTAGATAGCTGATCTTCGTATTCTGCTCTGATTTTATCATCGCTACAACACGATGATTCCCATTTACGCTCTGCTGATTTATTAGCATCCAGTAAAGCCAGAGAATAGGACTCAAACGTAACCCAATGCCCAAATTCGTTTAATTCCATTTCTGGAATACCATTTTTACCATTCCACCGTTGTATTTTCATCTTTAATACCTTAATGTAATATCTTCAAAAAAATCTGCAGAAGAAATTTTTAATTTTTTGCAAGTAAATTCTTCTTTGGAATAATATTCTAGAAATAGGAGGAACTCGCGCATATGAGCTTCGTCTAATTTCACTTGTTGTGCTAATATAACATTATCTCGATGAAAAACCCAGCTAGGTAATTGTGGTGCTGATTCATCTAAAATAATATGTTTACTGATTTCTAATATCATTGTTATTTCCTATTACCATGAACTTCTATAACTAAATTCCCATATATAACCTTCACCTGATTGATTTATTAAATACATTAATCTATCTCTGGTTCTTTTTAATGAGTCGATAAAATAGTCATCAATTTCTGTAGAACCAAAAAAGAATCCACTAGTTGGGGGTAATAATTCAGGAATTTTTTTTGGTTTCTTAATACATGTTTTTATAACCTTTAAAAGTTCCTGTAACTTTTCTATAGGAACATCGTATTCTCTACAATCATCTATACCGTATTGAACATTTTTCACAAACCAATTATGTATCGCGTTCGCCTTTCTCCAATACATTGCCTCAGTAACTATATATTGAAGATTCCCCATCCCATCCCGAATATCTTTTGTTATTTCTTGAAGTTGTTTACTTACTTCTTTTGTATCTTCACTATATTCCGAAACATATCGTTTCGCATGTAAATATGAATCTAAACCCATCACACACCTCCCATAATCTATCCTAAAAAAACAAAATGATTACATCTTCCAGCAAAAATTTGATAAAGTTTATATTTGTCATTATCTGTAATATAAGATGCATTATCTACCCATATAATATCAAAATCTGATCTTCCTCTAAGTTTAAGATCATCAGGACGTATATCTCCAATACTAAAAGCTGTTGGTGTTCTATAGGAAGGATTAAAAAAATTTAATTTTGATTGTAAATCTCTAGCCAGATTTGACTTAGTTGATATTACAATATCATTCTTACCAGCATTTCTAGCAATCAACATTGTTTTACCACACTGTCTTCCTGGATTATATTCTACAGTTTGATACTCACACGAAAAGTGTATTTCTGATAAGTAACTTTTAGCAGAAACCATTCGTTCTTGGGTTAGTATATTAAGTTTAATCATACTTGAAACAATATCATGTAACATATTAGGTATTTCGTTTCTCATTATATTTCCTTTTTATAAATTACAAACGTATTCAGTTATTGTGTGTTGTTTTCTTCCTTGCTCTTTAATTTCTTCTCTAAACTCGCCTGTTGATAATGAACCCAAGTTAGATAAACTTAGTTCTAATTGTTTAGAATGGAAACAAGCATTTTGATAATTTTTAGTTTCTATATCATATTCAAATTGGTCATTAGTTCTATAAATTGATCTAATTTCAAGTTCTGCCATTGAGTCTGCATATACAGAGTTAACAAATAATAATATCAT